TTGCGTGCTCAGGATCTGATGAAGAAACATGGAGTGCGCCCTTCTCACATAGCACAGAATGCCATTGTAGCTGTGAATCTTGCCTTCATTCCGCTCCCGGAGGAAGTTCAGGCACGCAAGCTGCAGGGCATTACCACTACATCCCTCATCAGAGATGCTTCAAAGGCTCACTGGCTCTCCTGGGGTGGCGGACAAGCGCCCCCCAATGTCCTGCGGCCCTAGGGCTGCCTCGTTGCGTTACCCGGGGTCGATACTAAAGCACCTGTCGACCCAAGCATCCGGGTAGTGCATCGAGGTGCCCGCCGAAAGCTTCGAAGGCTATACCGGGTCCCTAGCTCCACACCGGCATCCTTCGGAGTGCACAATAGCAGCGTTGATAATGTGTGTAGAGGTGTAACTGAGCGTGTCTTGAACGAGAAGGTTGACGGTGAGTGGGTTCCCGTCCGCCGGCCTGAGCTTGGCACGCACAGCGAACTTCTAGCTGAGTTTGCTCTCGAGTTTGACAGGTTAATGCCTTCGACCACCCCGATCTCTTACGACCAGTTCGTTGAGATGTATCAGGGTCGCAAGCGTGTGATCTACTCTCTCGCCGTCGATTCGCTCCGCTCTCGGGATGTCGAGCGACGGGACTCTTGGCTGAAGACCTTCGTGAAGTGTGAGAAAATCGATTTCTTCGCGAAGGGTGACCCTGCCCCTAGGCTCATTCAACCCCGTGACCCTAGGTACAACGCTGCTGTTGGTGTGTTCATTAAGCCCTTGGAGCATGTAATCTACAAAGTCATGGACCAATTGTTCGGGGCACCTACTGTCCTAAAAGGGTTAAACGCTGACCAACAAGCCCAGGTAATCCATGACGCATGGCTCGAGTTCACTGACCCAGTTGCTTTCGATCTAGACGCCTCCCGTCATGATCAGCATGTGAGTGCCGATTGTCTCTCTTTCGAACACTCGCGGTATCTGAGCGCCTTCTCCGGGGTGCACAGAACACGGCTTAGCATGCTGCTCTCATGGCAGGTTTTTAATAAGTGCGTTGCCTATTGTCCTGATGGCATTGTCAAGTATTCAGTTACTGGCACTAGATCTTCTGGTGATATGAACACGGCTGTCGGAAATGTGATAAACATGTGCGCGCCCATTTGGACGTACATGAAGCATGTCGGGATCTCTAAGTACCGATTAATCAATTGTGGTGACGACTCTGTCATCATAATGGAGCGCGGTCAACAAGCGCGCTTCCGGGACGGATTTGAGGCGTGGTTCGCCCAAGTCGGTTTTGTGATGAAGGTTGGCCCTTGTACCGATGTGCTTGAAGAGATCACATTCTGCCAGACCCACCCTGTCTTTGATGGAAGCAGGTGGACCATGTGTCGTGATCCGCGTGTTGTGTTAGCGAAGGACTCTTGCTCCATTA